ACATCAAGGTTCTGACGCGCGCCGAGCTGGAAGCCGTCGCCGACAAGGGCGGCATCAAGGCGCTGCGCGAGATCGCCGAAGGCTGGAACGTGAAGCATCGGTCGATCCCGGTGCTGATCGAGCTGATCCTCAACGCGCAGGAGAAGTGGAACGCCGCGCGCAACAAGCGCCTCGCCGAGAAGACCCTCGAGGAGCTCGGCGGCGACAAGGTGATCCAGGCCAGCGTTCCGGACGAACCCGAGCCGGCCAAGCCGGCGGAAGACGACCAGCCCGATCTGTTCGATTCCGCTCTCGCCAAGGCAGCCGCCACTGGCGACCTGTCGGCCGCGCTCAACCAGGCGGTGGACCAGGCCCTGCTCGGCTCCAGCGTGCTGGCGGCGACCTACGAGATTGGCGGTCGCACGGTGCAGCTCGGCGAGATCGTTCGTGGCGCCTTCGACAAGACCAAGGCGACCATCGACGAGTGGAACGCGCTCGACCAGGACGACCGCGAGGATCTTCTGCGGCTCGAACTCGACAGCCTGCTCAAGGCCGCGGAGTAAGCCATGAAGTTCTATCCCGAGGACTATAACGTCGAACTCGTCGTCGGCTTCACCGATCTGAACGACCAGCCTGTAGAGGTGTCGGCCGTCTCGGCGGTGCTCTATGACGGCGAGGATCAGGAGATCGTGGACTTCGGCTCGCTTCCCCTCGACCAGGGCGCGACCGAGAAGTCGATCATGATCCCGGCTGCGTTCAACGTCCTCGAGGATGGCGAGATCCGCGCGCCGCGCATCCTGCGCATCGAACTGACCACGGCCGCCGGCGCAATCCGGCGGTCGTTCTCCTATGTGATCGAGGCCGAGCAGCGCCTCGTCATCATGACCAACACGTTCGTGTCCTTCGAGGCGGCCGAAATGCTGGCGCTCGACGCTCCGAACACGTCCGGCTGGTCCGTCGCCAGCGAGGATCAGAAGAAGGCGGCGCTGATCGAAGCCTATCGCCGCGTGACCTCGATCCCGATGCGCTTCTCCCTCGAGGACTACGACTACCGGACCGGCTACGACCGCCTGGTCAGCGAGGAGCGCGAGACCGTGATCCTGCGCCACCAGTGGGATGACGTCACGGCCGACGACTACGCCGGCTGGCCCAAGCACTTTCGCAAGGCACTGCGCCGCGCCCAGTTCATCGAGGCCAACGAGCTTCTGCAGGGCGACAACGTGGGCAAGAAGCACCGCGCAGGCATCGTCACCGAGACGATCGGCGAAAGCTCGGTCACGTTGAGGGCAGGGCGCGTCGACTACGGTGTCGCCTCCCAGACGCTGGCCGCGCTGACCGGCTACCTCTACTTCAACATGCGGATCGCGCGCGCATGATTCCTCACAGGCTGAGCCTGGAGGCGGACGCCGCCGCGGCCCGCTACGACATGCTGACCAGCACTTGGCAGACGCTCTACAACCGCGCCCTGGCCTCCGACCGGTTCGGCTACGCCGACCAGGCGCCGGCGCTCGCCCACGAGGCCTACGCCATCGCGGGCACCTATTTCGAGACCGAGAAGGATCACATTGCCAGCCTTCTCGAGGAAATCGCTACAGACGCTCACCAGAGCGTTCGGGACAAGATCAGCTCTCGCAGTGCAGACGAGCTGTCGGACGACGCCCTGACGCACCTGGCAGCGACCCAGAGCTATATCAGCGACGAGATCAGCGCACAGTTGCACCGCGACATCGCTTTGATGCGTCAGTCGCTACAGCGGGCCGTTCTCGACGTGTCCATGATGACGCGCACGCGCCGGATTCAGCAGCGGGCGGCCCTGATCGAATACCGCGTCCTCAACGGCGAGACGCTGGAGTTCACCTTCACCGACCGCCGCGCGCGCCGCACGCCGTCCAAGACCTTCATTCGCGCGCTGTGGCGCCAGACGCTTCTGTCCGTCCACAACGAGGCCGTGCTCATGGAGCTGGCCGACCACGGCATCGAGCGCGCCGCGGTGCTGCATCTCGAGGACGGCTTCGTCAAGCGCAAGGACGTCATCTCGCTCTCCGGCCTCGACGACCTGCCGACCTACGGCGAGATCCGCGGCACTGTTTTCCACCCCAATTCGAACGCCTGGCTCGACCTGGAGACCGACGATGTTTGAGCCCAACTGCCTCGGCACCCTGAAGCCGCTCGTCGGCCGCGACGTTCATTCCCGCCCGACCTACGGGCCGGCGGTCGACTGCCCGTTCGGACCGGTCAATCTGGACGTCGGCGCCCTGAAGACGAACGTGCGCGCCGACTCCTCCGCCTCCCGCGGCGCCGCCGACGAAACCGAAGCCATTCGCGCCAAGATCCTGGTCGCCTCCTACATCGACGTGAAGGTCGGCGACCGCTTCGAGTTCGACGGCCTGATCTTCATGATCACGACCAAGCACACGCGCCGCTCGGTGATGGGCAACGTCGACCACTACGAGTGCGACATGGACCTGTTGCCGGCATGAAGTCCTCGATGAAGATCTTTGGCGTAGGCGAGGTCATGACCTCCTTTCGCTCGCTCGGCGAAAGGGTGCCTGACGCCGCGCGCGGCCAGATGAGGCGCTCGGCCGAGATCATCGTGAAGGAAGCCAAGATCAACACGCCGGTGGACGACGGCTTCCTGGAGAAGTCGATCCGGATCCTGAAGTCCTATGGATATCACGGGCGGCTGCAGATCGACATCGTGGCCGGCGGCGAGACCGTCTTCGACTATGACGGCCGCGACCGCAATCTCGATCAGTATGCTCTGCTGGTGCATGAGAACTACGAGGGCGCCGTGGCCTACAAGAACGGCCCCGGTCCGAAGACGCTCGCCAAGATGGCGCAGTATCCCGACCACAAGATCGGTTCGGGCTTCCTGTCGCGCGCCGTCGAGGATCAGGAGCCTAAGTTGCTGCGCGCGATGGTCGCTGTCGTCGCCAATGCGGTCAAGGAGGTTATGGGATGATCTACGACATTCTGGAGAAGAAGATCGCCGACGCCGGCCTGGCCGTGCCCGGTCAAGGCCTGTTCCGGTCCTTCATGCCGGCAGAGGTCACGATCGGCGTCATGACGCGCGCGCCGCTGACCGGCATTCCGATCGATCCGTTCATCACCGGCTGGCATCGCGTGCGAATGCAGATCATCACCCGGCATACCGATCCGGTCGAAGGCAACAAGCTGGCGAGCGACGTGTGCAAGGCGCTGATCGTGGAGCAGCTGGAGATCTATCCGGCCACGACTGAACGCGGCCCGGCGCACATCACGCTGTTCTATCCCGAATCCCTGCCGGTGCAGTTCCCGCGCCTCGAGGGCAACGGTCTGGAGTTCTCGCAGCACTTCACGGCTGCGTTCGGCTTCAAGCCCGACTGGAAGTGATCCTCAATCGTAGTCGATTGCGATGGCCTGCTTGAGCAGCTTGATGTTGTCGGGGAAGCCTTCCAGGGTCGCGTCGTAGATCTTCTTGTCCACCGGCTCGCACGGATCTTCAGTGACCGCTTTGTTGGCGGTCGCGTCGATCCTGAGCTCCATGCTGGCGATGTCGACGTTTGGAATTGTCATCAACGTTGTGATGATGGCCGTCTTCACCGATGGCAGCATGGGAAAATGGCAGCGCACGGCGACGTCGTTCATGACGGAGTATTCGCGCACCACCAGGGCGAGCGCCTCCTCGATGTGCTCCTCGCCGGCGAAGGCGGGCGCAGAGCTGAGAAGCGCCAGGCCGGCGGCTGTGATGATGGCTTTCAGTTTCATGTCGTTCTCCTGCCGCCCTGTTAATTCAGGCTGTGCGTGCTGTCGAGACGTATTAGCGGCGAATCGGCGGGACGACATAAGTAAGTGCTTATTGAAATTGGGCCTTGCCAGGGCTCGCCCTTTTCGGTTATTGTAAGTAAGTGCTTACTTAACTCCTGAAAGGACGCCCTCATGGCCTCGAATACCGAGAATGTGAAGATGGGTGTCTGCAACGTCCTCTTCGACGGCGTGGACCTTGGCTTCACCAAGGGCGGTGTCGAGGTCGAGGTGCAGACCTCCACCCACGAAGTTAACGTCGACCAGTTCGGTGAAACGCCGATTGGCGAAATCATCATGGGCCGCACGGTCTCGGCGAAGGTGCCGATGGCCGAAACGACCCTGGAGAACCTGGTTGCGATCATGCCCGGCTCGGAGCTCATCTCCGACGGCGTGAAGGCTTCGGCCACCGTGACGTTCTCGACGGCCGTGCCCGTCACCGGCGACAAGCTGGTCATCGCCGGCCAGACGTTCACCTTCAAGACCGCTCCTGCCGGCGACGGCGAGATGGCGATTCCGGCCGACATCAACGGCGCTGCCGCTGCGCTTGCCGCTGCGATCAACGCCCAGACCGACTTCGCCTACAAGGCGAGCGCCAACGCGGCCGTCGTGACCATCACGGCTTCCGAGATGGGCGTGGCCGGCAATGCCTCGATCACCAAGACCTTCACCACGGCCGCCAACGTCACGACCACCAACCTGACCGGCGGTGTCGATCCGACGAAGGCCAAGGTCGTTGTTTCCAACGGCGTCGGCGTCAACCTGCTTCAGGTCGCCAAGACCCTGGTTCTGCGTCCGCGCGGCACCAACGGCGAGGACGACTTCACGATCCATCGTGCGGCTTGCCCGGGCGCTCTGAACTTCGCCTACAACTTCGACAACGAGCGCGTCTACTCCGCGGATTTCAAGGGCTACGTGCTCTCCGACGGAACGCTGTTCACCGTCGGCGACGTGACGGCCACCGCCGCCTAATCGGGGTCAAGACCGCCGAGCTTCCACCAGACCGGCGCCCTCCAGCGCCGGTCTTCTTTCTTCAACAACAGGAAAACGAAACCCTATGGGCACCAAGATCATCAACATCGGCGACCTCAAGAAGGAGCCGCTGGTCACCATCGTCACCGAGGATGGCACCAAGCACTCCATGATCACCGCGTCTGTCGAGACCTTCATCGAGAACATGACCGAGATCGAGAAGCTGGGCATCAACGCCTCTCCGGTCAAGGAACTCGAGGTGATCGTGGGCATCGTCGCTCGCGCCTTCCCGACGCTCTCCGAAAAGGAGATCCGCTCCTGGCCGATCGACGTCATCCAGCAGCTCTCCGACACGGCGCGCGGCGTCAACGGCGAGATCGCGACCACCGACGAGGATGCGGCCAAGGAGGCCAACTCCTCGGGAAACGCCCGCAAGGCGAGCTGAGCGAAGCCGACTTCGGCTTCCTGTTCGCCAGGGCACTCTCGGAATACGGGCTCGGCTTCAACGAGCTCATGGCGCTCCCGATCAAGCGGTTCTGGTTCCTGTCGAACCAGGTCGAGCGGTTGAGGGCGGAAAAGGATCAGAGGCAGCTTCAGCTCCTCGCGTCGGTCACCACCCAGGAAGGGTTCAAGACCGCCAACGAGAACCTGAAGAAGGAGATCGGCACGGTCTACGTGTGGACCCCGAAGGTCGACACCGAGATCAAGATCGATCCCAAGACCGGCCTGGATCCGGAATTCGACAGGGAGGGCTTGCGGGCGCTCAAGGCACGACTTGCTTCGCGTCAGGCGTAAGTAAGTGCTTACTTAGGACGGAAGTGACATGACGGCAATCAAGGTCGAACTTCAGCTTGCGGATGGTTCTTTCACCACCGGGATGCTGCGCGCCGGCCAGAGCGTCAAGGACTTCCAGAACCAGCTCGTCCGCACCAATCCCCAGCTCCAGCAGATCGCAGCGAATGGCGGAAACGTCATTCGCTCGATCCAGCAGATGGACACGCGCGCCCGAGGCTTCCTCGGCACCATGCGCGATCTGTCCATCGTCGTCGGCGTCGTCACCACCGGCATCGGCAAGATGGTCAGCGCGGCCAATGGCTGGGCCGGCGAGATCGTGCGCGTCAACTCCGAGATGGAGCGCCTGGCGTTCCAGATGCGGGCGATGTCCACGAAGTCGGATCCGTTCAAGGACGCCACCGACAGCGTGAAGTATCTGCGCGAGCAGGCCACGCAGATGCCGTTCTCGCTGAACGCCATCACCAATTCGTTCACCAAGCTGCGCGCCACCGGCGTCGATCCGACGAAGGGCTCGCTGAAGGCCATCGCCGACGGCATCGCTGCCTTCGGCGGTTCCGACGAGCAGCTCGGGCGCGTCACCGTCGCCCTGACCCAGATGTCGGGCAAGGGCGTCATCCAGATGGAAGAGCTGCGCCAGCAGCTCGGCGAGCACATGCCGACCGCCATGCAGGTCATGGCGCGCTCGATGGGCATCTCCGTCGGCCAGCTGACCAAGGAAATCTCCACCGGCACGGTCGCCGCCAAGCAGGCGCTCGAAAAGTTCTACGCCGAACTCGAGCGCACCTACGGCGGTTCGGCCCAGCGTATGATGCAGACCTTCTCGGGTCAGATGGCCCAGCTGAAGACGAACCTGCAGAACCTCGCCACCGGCGAGGGCGGCACGACCTTCTTCAACCAGATCAAGGCGCAGCTCCAGGACATCAACGACTTCCTCAAGGGCGACATGGCGAAGGTCATCGCCACCGACATCGGCAACGCCCTGTCGAACGCCGTCGTCATGTTCCGCAACGCGATCGTGTGGATCTGGCAGTTCCGTGACGCGCTGAAGGACGTCGCTCTCGTCGCCGGCAGCGGGCTTGGTCTGGTGCTGCTCGGGCGCGCGCTCGCTGGC